GCCATCGTTACCACTTCACCTTGTCGGCCCAGTGGGCCGCACTCATCTTGCCCTTAGCGATGTTCTTCGCGTGGCGAGCCTTGAAGGACGCGCGGCGCTTCTTGTCGGCTTCGCTCTCGTCCTTCTTCGGAGGCGAGCCGCTGACGCCCTGCTGACCGAACCGAATCAGCTTCTCCTTGCCGCCCTCGCACGCCTTGACGACGTGCGATTTCTTCGGGTGACCAGGAGTGCGCTTCGGCGCGTTGCACTTCATCGCGGCCTTCGTGGCTGCCATCACTCGTTCGCCGGAGCGGGTTCGAGCGTCGGCTCCGCCTGCACGTTCAGCGTTTTGCCGAGGAGCTCAATAGACTCCGCCACGCCCACCGCTTCAGCCAATTCCAGCAACCCCGCCTTTTGGGCGCGGTTGGCGACGATGACGAGGTTCTTGAAGGCTTGCTCGGGAGTCATGGCGCTCCGAATTGGTCAACGGCGGTCTTGAGCGCGTCAACGTCGGCTGCCACCTCGATGGCATCCTGAATCAACGCGTACTTCTGGCGAATGGATTGACGCGCGGTCTCTGCGGCCACGTCGTCGGAGCCGGGGATGCGGCGCGCGATGACCGCATCATGTGGCGCGAATTCTGCTTCTCGGGCGGCGCGTCGCATCGTGTGCGCGATGGTCTTCGCCTTGGGCATGTTGACGCTGATCACGATTGCACCTCTTCGGATTGCACGGGCTCCACGGGCGTGGCGGGCTCGGGAGGCTTGGGGAATTCGTTCGACTCTGCGCCGACGCCATCGGTCAACGCGGAGACGTCAACCTCCCAGGCGTTGCGGAAGGTGCGGTCAACCGGGATGTCGGTCACGTCCACGATCTTGAAGGGTCGCCCGTGCGGCACGTCTTTCGCGGCGATTTGCTCGATGGTCCACGAGGCGAGGGCCTCGGGGGTCGGGTAAAGGACAGCTACGCCGCCCTCGTGCTGGTAAATTACTGCCTTATCCATTTGTCACCTCGTCACCGAAACAAAAACCATGGTGCTATCCGCGACGGCGAACGCCGTGCTGAACAGGTACACCCTTACCGAGCCAACGGCGGCCACTGCGGAGTTTCGGTCAACGCTTGCGAAAATGCCTGAACCGACCGTACCATCATATCCAACAGTCGCGTGCGCAGAATAGTTTACGTCTGGCATTGCTGTCGTAAAATTGACCGAATAGCTGCCGACCCCTAGATCGGTAATCGTGGACACGTTCCCAGAGCCTCGGATCGCTACAACGCCAGTCCCGTTGAAATTCACCCACGCGCGCGTGCCGTAGGCCACGGCGGCGGACCGTAAGCAGCGACGTCGGGTTGGCTGTGCCGATGCCGACGTTGCCGCCAGCTGGCTGCAGCGCCAACGGGTAAGATGCGCTGTTTGTTTGCAGGCACATACCGAACGGCGAATCGCTGAACGACCCGCAAAAAAGCGCGTTTGTCGCGGATCCTGCGACGCGAAGAATGCCGGCGCTTGCCGTTGTGGTTGCGGCTGCGGTAATAGACGTTCCGAAGGCGTGCATCGGGGCCACTGGGCTCGCCGTGCCAACGCCGACGTTCTGCGATGCGTCAATAGCAATTGCAAGCGTTCCGTTAGTTGACAGTCGCACCTGGTTGTTAGCCGGGAAATACACGCCCGTGTCGGTGTCACTTCCAGTAAATGCTGGTGCCGACGCGGTCGTTCCGGTCGCTCGGACGGGACCGGTGAACGATGCAACGCCGACCGGGTCGATCGTGAGGCGCACAACAGGGAGGGCGTCCGTCGTCTGCGTCGTCGCGAAGGTTAGCTGACCGGAGATCTGGTCGCCGCCCGCGTTGGCTGGCGCGGTGCATGAGATGTTTGCAACGGCGCGGTCCGTTGTGCCTCTCGCTTGCCACTGAACGACGCCGATCGTGTCGAGCGCGTTGACCGCTGCTGGTGCCGCCCTCGTACCTCGCGAGCGGCTCAACCGCACGAACGGCGCAAATGCGGCGACCGCGTTGTTGTAGGTGCACGAGCTGACAATCGACACGGTGTCGCCGCTGGCGCGCACCTCGCCAGTGACCGCTGCGTAGGCCTCGATCGTGGCCGCCGGGTTCGTGTTGCCGAATCCCACCAATCCGCCCGCGATGATGCGAGCGGCCTCGACGCCATCGCGCTGGAGCACGAGATCGGCGCTTAGACCGCTGCTCATCGTGCTGATGCGCGAGCTGATCGCGTCGATGCGACCGACGATGTTCGTGTTGCCGTTGACCGAGAACTTGTAGCCGACGCTCGGGGCCATGTCGATCGACACGTCCGTACCGTTGTCGCGCACAAGCGAGTCGCCGATGGACGTGCCCGTCCCGGTGAACTTGGCGACGTAGCCTGCGGTCCCGCTGCCGCTGATGCCGCCGCCGCCGCCACTCCCGAGGTTTGCTACTGCTTTGAGGCCCATGTCAGAAGCCCTCGCCTGGGATTGCGTGGAGCGACCCGCCTGCGGCGGAGCCGATGAACGCGAAGAACTGGTAGTTGCGCGGCTTCGTGATGACGCACTTCATGCCAGGCATAATCGTGTAGTCTGCACTGAGGTCTGCCGTGACCGCGTTCGTCTCGCCGAAGCGCACCGAGGCGCGCACCGTCGTCGAGAGGTTCGTGAACTCGACCGCGTTGGCGTTGTTCGGGAACGACTGGACCGCGCTTGCAACGCCTGGGACGACGGTGACGCCCTTGCTGTAGTCGGGTGCGAATGGCTGGGTGTAGTAGCTCATGGACGTGCCTCAGACGAAGTAGGTTGCGACGGTGTAGCGGAGAGACTGATTCGCCGGTTGCGTGAACGTAGGCGAGCCAGTCTTTTGGAAGATGGACCGGAAGGTGGCGCCAGCCTTTTGAATCAGGAGGTTCCAGCCGTCGCCGATCGGCGTACCTGCGACGAGGTTGTTCGCTGGCGTGACGTACGCGGGGAAGTTGTCGAAGTAGTCCGTCGACGACGTGAAGGTGAGCGTCGACGCCGCTGCGGTCGTGATCGTGATCTCTAGCGTCACCTGATTGCCCGTGCGCTGGTAGCGCCCTGCGAACGTGACGGCTCCGACGACGCCCGCACCGTTGTAGACCGGCGTGAAGGTGCCCTCCTGATAGGCGTCGAGCACGTTCGGGTCGACGCTCGTCGGGGTCGACGCGAGCTTGATGCCCTGCGCGAATTGCGAGGCGTCGAAGACGGTGCCTGGCGCTTCGAGCGATGTGTCTCCGATCGCCGAAATCTTCAGCTTGGCGGTCGACGTCCCCGCCGTGGTCGTCGAGAGCGTGAGCGACGAGTTACGCGCAGCCGCCCAGTTGCTCGTCGCGTCGACCTGGATGCGCCCGGCATCGAAGAAGGCCGTGCCGTCGTAGGCCCGCGAGGTGAAGACGCCGAGGCTGTCGCCGCTGAGCACCGCAGCGGGAACCAGGAGCGTGCCGCGCGCAATGGACGCGCGAAAGCCTGCGGTGCCGGTGACGCCATCGGTGTAGTTGACGGCCTCGACGGTCACCGTGCGAGGCACCGTGCTCAGCGTGTTGCAGACCGTCAGCGTAGCGTCTGCGTCGCCGATGAGATTGAACTGACTTCCGTGCACCGCGAGCCTCTGCCCTACGATGGGTGCGCCGCCGACTGCGGCCTCAGTGCCGTTGTCGCGCACGATTGAGTTGCCGAGCGTTGACGGCGCCGTCCACTTCGAGAGGTAGTTGACGGTTCCCGATCCGACGCTGGTCGGCTTAGAGATCGTGTACCAGGCGACGGAAAGCGCGTCGTAACGCAGCGTGAGCGAGCCGCCAGCCTGGATGCCAGCTGGCGCGCCGTTCAGCGCCGTCGCGCCGTTAAGCGTGAACGTCAGCGCGGTGACCTCTTGCGAGGTGTAGAGGATGATCTCTTGACCGTCGGCGATGCTCGCAGCGGCAGGCAGGACGATCGTGCCCGTCGCCATCGTGCCCGTCGGCGTGAGCAGCACGAAGAGCGAGTTCGCGCCGGTCGGCAGCGTGAGCGTGAAGCCGGAGAGCGTCGGCGACGCGGTGACGCGCTGGAAGTCGGGCGACATCCATGCCTGCTCGATGTACGTGAGCAGCGTCGAGAGCGACGCCTTGCGCGCGTCGCCGTTGCTTGCAGAGTACACCGGAATCTGATCGGACCCCGTGAGCTGATTCAGTGAAGCGAGCTGGTTAATGGTCGGCATGTCGAGTCCTTATTCGTAGTCGATCGGCGCGTCGTTGCCCGCGAGAAGCGGCTCTACGGGTGGCGGAAGGAACGGGTCGCCCTGCCACGTCCACGGCTTGTTGCCTGCGCCTGCGGGCATCGTGCGCGGGAACTGCTGCTCCTGCGGCATCGCAGCGCGCACCAGGATCGTGTTGTACGCCTCGCGCGCGGTGGCCATCGTCGCGGGCAGCACTTGCTTGCCGTAGCTCGGGGCGATGCGGCACGCGAGGTTGCAGACGATTGCCTCGTTCGCGCGGTCAGGCACGGCAGTCTGCGAGTCGAGGTCGCTCTGCTGAGGCGAGAGCGGAAGCGGGTAGCCGAGGCGAATGCCGCGCTCGTTCCACTCGGCCATCATGCCGTCGAGACGACGCAGCGCCGTCTGGAGGTCTTGCGGGGTCGAGTTGAACACGTAGTCGGCGAGGCCGATCTCGGTCAACGCTGCTTCGATGTACTGCCGCTTCGTGTAGCCCATAGGTTAGCCCTTCAGCGCTTCGTCGATGCGCTCTGCAAGCGTCTTGTCGCTCCAGCGCTTATCGACCTTGATGCCGAGCTCGACGGCCTTGCGCTCCATCTCGTCGCGCGTCGGTGGCGCGTTGTCGTCGCTCACGTCATCCGAGGTCACGTCGAGCGCGGGCGCGTCAGCAGCGGCGACGGACACGGCAGGCTGAGCGGGCTTCGGCGCAAGTGCGTCGGCCTTGCTCGTGCACCAGCCTTCGGCGACGCGCTTGGCGACGAGATGCGGGGCCTCGCTGCGGTATTCGAGCCCATGCTTTCCCTTACGGAAGACAAGAGGCATCTCACATCCCCTTCTTCGGCGCAGCCTTCGGCCCCTTCGACGGCTTGCCCGCCTTCTTCGCGGCGGTGCGCGCGGTGTTCAGCGCAACGGCGACGGCTTGCCTCGGCGGCTTGCCGGCCTTCATCTCCGTCTTGATGTTCTTCGAGACGGAGCCCTTCGAGTATCCCTTGGTGAGCGGCATGGCGTGCACGGTAGCACGCGCAAGACAAAAAAGAAGGAGCGACCGAAGCCGCTCCTCCTTTCTCGAATCAGTGGAGAATCACTGGTCGAAGAGCAGGATGCCCGCCATCTCTGGGTTCAGGAGAGCGGTTCCGAAGAGCACGTCGACGCGGTAGTTCGTGAGGCTCGTCGAGATGGCGAATTGCTTCTGCATAACGACCTCGATGCCCTGGTCGGTCGACGCGCGCATGACCGCGACGCCGGCGTTCTCGGGGATCGCGAGGCGACCGGGGAGAAGCTCGATCGCCGACTTGTGCCAGAAGCAGTTGTAGTCGGCGGTCGTGGTGTTGAGGAAGGTGATCGCGGCAGCCGCGAGGCCGACGCCAGCGCGCTCGCAGTTCTTGTACTGAAGCTCGGCTTCGGTCGGCAAGTTGTCGGCGCTGATGATCGGCGGCGTGATGACAACCGTGTTCGCAGCGCCAACGCTGACGACGCGGAACGTCTTCGGCTGGCCGGTCGGCTGCTTCGTGATGAGGTGCACCGCCTCGATGCCGTCGATGGTGAAGGCGTCGCCCGCCACCACGCCGACGTTGCTCGAAAGCGTGATCGTCTGGAAGCGGTTGTCGACGTTGAGAATGCCAGCGACGCCGGTGTTCGTCGCGAGCGGAACGTAGTTGACGTTGCCGCCAGCGTTGAGCGTGTTGACGGTGAGAGCGCCGCCAGCGTAGGCCGTCTTGCGGAGCGCGTAGTCCTGCTTGTACGTCTCGAAGCTCGACACCATGCCGACGTAAGCGCGCTCAAACGCCTTGTCGGAGCGGTTGTTCGCGCCGAAAGAGCGCGTCGTGCCGACGACGTTGCCCGCGAGGCCGTTGTAGCTGCGCGAGGAGAGCGAGAGGTAGCGCGAATCGCCTGGGACGCCGGTCTCGTTCATGAGCGAGTCGCAGAGCGCGATGTCGTCGAACGAGCCCGCCGGGGTGCCCGTCGTGACGACGAGCGAGCCGAGAGCAGTCGCCGTCTGCATCACCGCGACGTTGATGTCGGAGGCGAGCTTTTGGTTCGCGCCCTGAGCGAGACGGCCCTCTTGAAGCGCGTCGCGAAGCTCGGTCGAGGTCATGCCCCAAGCGACGGTCTTGAGGTTCGTGATGCTCGCCGGGACGGTGAGCTGCGTCTTGTCCGAGAACGTGACCGGGGTGCCGGGGACGCTCGTTACGCTTGGCATGATGTACGGCTGCGGACGCCAGACCGTTCCGTAGTTCGGCGAGACGCTCGTCGGCATCGCGGTCGTGCGAGCCGCGTCGGTCTGGTTGTAGTTGTAGACGTTCACGTTGCGGCTCATCACGAGCGCATCGTTGAAGCCTTCGAGGAGTTGATCGAAGGCGACCTTTTCTTCTTTGCTGAATGCGTTTGCCATTGTCGTATTTCCTAAACTTTACTTCGTCTGCGCTCGGAGTTTCGCTTTATAGGCGATCACCTTGGTGCGATCGCCGGTCTTGTCGGCCTCGTCGTACAGACGTTCGAGAACTTGGTCATGGGAGCCACCCGCGAGGCGAGTCGTCGACTTGACGATGACCTCGGGAGCAGCGGCGGGTTTGCGTGGGTTCACTTTCAGCTGAGTCTCCAACTTGGCGACCGCGAAGGCGAACTTCACGGGGTCTGCGATGGCCGCAAGCTCCTTGAGCTTGGCGGGGTCTTTGCCGATGGCGTAGGTGACGAGTGCAGGGTTCTCCGCGCCGCTGACGATGATGCCTTGCTGCGTGACGTTGAGCGACTCGGTGACGCTTGATTCGGCGTCCTCGTAGTCGCGCACGCGGAGGGAGGCTTTCGCCTTCCCGTAGGCGTCAAGGCGCGCTTGCCATGCCTGTTTCTGCTGCTCCTCGGATTGCTTCTGCTTTGCGGCGTGCTCGTCAGCCTGCCGCTTCCGCTCGAACCATCCTGCAAGGGCAACCTCGAACTTCTCGGCGTCGTAGTCGTGGTCTTCGAGCTTGGGTTTCGCGCCGACCGCAGGCGGTTGGTTCTCGGCCTGCTGCGGCGTCTGTACCTTGGCTCGAAGCTCGCGCACTTCGCGCTGAAGCTCTCGCTCTCGTCGCCGAAGCTCGCGCACCCATGCGGGCGCCGATTGCTTCGGCTCCTCGGCCTGCACTGGCTTGTCGCCGATGCTGACCTCGACCTCATCGTCGATCGCGTCTTCGTCTGCCGCTGCGGCCTCCGGCGTAGTCTCGTCGGCCTGCGGTGCCTCGGGCGTCTCGCCCTCTGGCGTCTCGATCGCGGTCGTCTCTTCGGTCGTTCCTTCGTCTTCCATCGTGCCCTCTGCTCGGCGATAGGCTCGCCGGGTGCCTTACGACTGCGTTGGCGGTTGCGCGGAAGTGGCTCGCGCTATCGCTTCGGCGGTCTTGATAGCCTGATCCTGTGCGGAAATGTTGACCGATGCAAGGGTCTTGACAGTTTCCGCTTTCGTCTTCTCGGAGTTCGCGATCGCGAGCTGCGTGTCGGCCTGAGCCTTCATCGCCTTCGCTTGCGCCTCTTGCGCGGCGGCTTGCAGGTACAGCGCTTGCGGGTCGGGCTGCGCGTTCTGCGCGGCTGCGGCCATCTCCTGCGCCTCTTCCTCGGTCGGCTTCACCGCGCCCATCTGCACGAGCTTCTTGCGGAAGAACGCGCGCACGTCGGAGATGCCCTCGCCCTCGATGTTCATCATCGCGATGGATTCGAGGACGGCCTTCGTCTGCGGGTCGGAGGAGACTGCGATGAGCGGCGTGAGCGCGCGAACTGTTGCGGTGCGCTTGCTCTGCGACGATGGGCCGACCTCAACGGCCACGTCGAAGCGTGCGCGCGAGAGGTCGTTCTCCATCTCGACTGCGCCCGTGTTGCCGATGGTCGGCTTCAGCAGCTCGACGGCAGACGCGCCGCCTTCGGCGTCGACGGTCTTCATGCTGCGGCCCTCTTCGACGTAGACCTCGCGCGCCATGCCGAGCCACACCTCGCCGCAGCGCTTCATCGCCTTCGCGAAGTTGGAGACGTAGATGAAGGTTTGCATGTCGAGGCGCTGCTGCACGGCGGTGACCGTCTCCGCAGCCACGTTCGCGCGCACCTGCTCGCCTGCCTCGGCGTTGCCGAGAACGTCCTTCATGTCTTGCTCGGCGATCTGAATCAGCGCTGCGAGCGCGGGCGGAACCTGCGGCGGCTTCGTGTAGCCGAGCGGACCCGCCGGGGCCGACGAGCCGTCGGGGTTCGTCAGGCGGTTCAAGAGCAGGTACGGGAAGTTGCGCAGGTTGTCCTGCTCCCACATCCATTGATGACCCGCGACCTGCTCGGGATCGAAGAGGGGTTTCTCGACGGACGAGAGCGCGCTGATCTCGGCGAGCTTGCTGCGCTGCATGTTCGCGATGCGCTGCGCGTCTTTCGCGAGGCGGACGTGCCCCATGCATCGCTCGATGTTGTCGACGAACCAGCGCTTGCCGTACGTGACGACGATCGGGATGTTCGGCCCTGCGATGAGGCCGAAGTCTTCGAGCACGCGACCGCCGGAAAGCAGGTACTTGTGCACGCGGCGCGTCTTGCGACGCTTCGACGGGAGTTCCGTCGCGCCGGTGCTCATGAGCATCTGTTCGAGCGTCTCGTCTTCGTCGAACTCGGCGCGCGTGTACGTCTGCTCGGAGCCGTCGAGCAGGCGGAAGACGCGCAGCGTCTCCGTGCGCTCTTCGACGCGATAGTATTCCGCGATATATACAACGTCTGGACTGCACCAGTCGAAGTACGTCTCGTAGATTTGCTTCGGCCAAGACGACGGGTTGTCCTCGAACTGCGCCTCGTACTCCTCGGGCGTCATCGAGCTGATGACGAAGCAGTATCGCGCATCGCTCTTGTCCTGCCGCTTCGCGTCGAGGTCGAAGTAAACGCTCGTGTCAGCGTCGAAGATCGGCTCGATGCGGATGCGCTGCTTCTCGTTCTCCGGGTCGAGCTCGTCTTCGAGCACGGAGCGAAGACGCCATGCACCCATGCCGCCGCCGACGGCTTCCTCGAAGGCGTTGTCGTACGCCTCGTCGGCGACGGAATCCTGCTCGTCGGCGCGGTAGAGCCCGTCGCAGAGGTCGGCGAGCTTGTCGGCCTCGCGGCCGTCCTTCGGCACGTAGTCGACCGTAATGCGGTTCGCGCGGTACTCGTTGATGATGCGCATGACCGAGAGCGCAACCTTGTTCACCTCAAGTCGCGGGCGGTTCTCGAACTGGCGCTGAAGCGGGCCTTCCCACTGCGCGCCTGCGATCGAGTAGAAGCGCCGGTCGTCGAGGCACTGACGACGCTCGTCCTGCAAGGCAAACTGAATCGTGTTGAAGCGACGAAGCGCCTCGTCGTGAATGCGTGCGAGCTTCGCTTCTTTCGTCTCGGCCATGTCTCCCCCGTATCACCGACGCCAGGCGTGCGCCACGGGTTGCGGTGGCTGGAGTTGCACAGGCTTCGCAGCCTGCACTCGACGCGCGCCTTCGCAGGCGTAGCGCAGGGCGTCGATGACGTGGTTGTCGCGGTCGTCGAGCACCGGAAGGACAGCGCCCGTCAACGGGTCGGCCTTGTAGGCGTAGAGCGTCAGCTCGTCGATGAGGTGCGTGCAGCGCGGGTGCACCACGATGTCGTGCGACTTCAGCCACTCGACGCCCTCTTCGAGCGAGCGCGGACCCTTCACCGCCGCCATGATCTTGGGGAAGCCGTGCTGCCGCATGTGCGCGATGGTCTCGGGGCGCGCCGAGTCGGCGACGATGGGCCACGTCTCCGAGCCCGGCACCGTCAAGAAGAGCGCGGGCGTGTCGACGATCTCAACGCCGACGCCGTACGCCTCGTGGTCGACGTAGAGCGTGCGGCCTTCGATGTAGCAGCGCACGAGCACCGTCGGGTCGACGGCGAAGCCCCAGTCTGCGCCGAAGCGGATGACCGCATCGCGCGGTGCCTCGAACTCCTCGACGCGCCAGTTTTTGAACACGCGCCGCTCGCTGTTGCGCAAGTACTCGCCAGCCCAAACGTGGCGGAACTTGTCCGGGTCGCGCTTGCGGTCGTATTCGAGCTCCGCGCGCAGCACCTCGGGGAACCAGGGGTTCGCCTCGTAGTTCACTCCGACGACGACGGCATCAGGCGGCAAGCGCTCGCCGCGAAGGAGCGCGTCCACCGGGTCGGTCGACTGGCTCGGGTTCCAGGTGAACCAAAGCTCCGAGCCCGGTTTGCGGATCGTCGGGCGCAGAAGGTCGAGCGAGCGCTGCGAGAGGCTCTGCGCCTCTTCGCACCATGCGCAGTCGTAGCCTTCGAGGCTCTTGATGCTGTCCGCCGTGTGGTTCTGCATGCCCTGGAAGATGATGCGCCCGTCGCCCTTGCGGCTCTTGATGACGGCTTCCTGTACTTCGAAGTACGCGCCGACGCCGAGCGCTTCGATCTTCGCCTCGATGAGACGCTTGACCGACTGCGACAAGCTCTTCTGCACCTCGCGCACGCACACCGTCGAGCGGTTCGCGTCGAGGACGTGCGCCTCGACGAGCATCTCTGCGAAGGCGTGCGACTTGCCCGAGCCTCGTCCGCCCCAGGCGCCCTTGTAGCGCGCCGGAGCGAGGAGAGGCATGAACCACCGCGGCGTCTCGATGCGGAGCGTTTTAGAGGCATCCTGGCGCGAGGAACGGGCATCCGTTCGGCGACTGCTCAGGTGCTTACTTGTCGGCCTTGTCAACGATGACCCTTTCGATGCGGTCGAAGGCGATCGGAGCGCCGTCCGGCCCCGATAGTTCGTGCTTTTGCGTCTCGGCCCAACGGAGCTGCGTCTTCGACCACCAGATCATCGCAGCCGTATCGCCGCCGGTAGCCTTCTGGAAGAGCGTGCCGCCGACCTTGGCGTTTGCCTTCGCCTTGCCGGCAACCAGCTCCGTCTTGAAGTACTTCATCAGCGTGTTCACGTCGATGCCGCCTTCGCGCACCAGGATCGCGATCTGCTCGTACGGGAGGCCGTAGCCGCTGAGCGTCTCGACGCGCTTTCGCTCGGCGTCAGTCGGCTTGAAGGCCGGCATTCCACCGCGCTTCTTTCCTTGATCTGAACTTGCCGGCATCAGCCCACCTCATCGAAAGCGACGCCATCGGCCTCGCGAGTTGCCTTCTTGCCCGTGTAATCCTGCCACCGCTTCACGATGACGTCCACGTAGCGCGGGTCGAGTTCCATCAGGCGAGCGATGCGTCCTGTCTTTTCGCAGGCGATAAGCGTCGAGCCGGAGCCGCCGAAAAGGTCGAGCACGGTGTCTCCGCTTTTGCTGCTGTGGATAATCGCGTGCTCCGGAACGTCGACCGGCTTCTCAGTTGGATGCCCTGATTTTCCGTTAACTTTAGCAATTTCCCACACCGAAAGCGCGTGCCCTTCCGTCGGGAAGTTGAAGGTGTGCTTGCCGCGCGTAGCGTAGCAAATCATCTCCGCGTTCCACGTCCAATGCCTCTTCATCAGCGATGGCATCGGGTTCGGCTTGCTCCATGCGCACCAGCTATGATGGTTGCTCCATTCCTTCATCCATGCCCAGATGGATGGCGCAAGGTGATGCGACGTGCAGACGTAAACTGTTGCATTTTCAGCAAGAAACGCAAACAAGCAGGACTGAACGTCTTCGAATCGAAAGTTCATATCCCACGCGCTGTTCATCAGCTTTTCGTGTGCTTTTGACACGTTGGACGCTACGCCCTTGTTTTCGCTGGCGATGTTGTACGGCGGATCCGTCCAAACAAGATCCGCCACCGCGCCCGCCATCAGCGCTCCCACCGCATCCACGCTAGTCGAGTCGCCACACATGACGCGGTGCTTACCGCAGAGCCACACGTCGCCGAGCACGCTGCGCGGAACGTCTGGGGCCTCTGGCACCTCGTCGGGGTCGGTGAGCGCCGCAGATTCCTCGGACGGCGTGAGGCCGTCGAGTTCCTCGTCGGAGAACCCCGTCAAGTCGAGGTCGAACCCAAGCTCGCCAAGCTCGCCGAGTTCGAGCGAAAGCATCTCGGCGTCCCATCCGGCGTTCAGCGCGAGTTTGTTGTCGGCGATGACGTAGGCCCGGCGCTTCGCGTCGCTCCAGCCGCGGGCGACGACGACGGGCACCTCGACCATGCCGAGCTGGCGCGCTGCGAGCACGCGACCGTGCCCGGCGATGATACCGCCGTCTTCGTCGACGAGAACGGGCGTCGTCCAGCCCCACTCGCGAATTGACGCCGCGAGCTGCGCCACCTGCTCGTCGGAGTGCGTGCGGGAGTTGCGCGCGTACGGCGTGAGCTTGTCGAGCGACCAGCGCTCGATCTCGTCGGCTGGGTTCGCCTTTCCTGTAATCTCTTTCCCTACCTTTGCTTTCATCTTTCCTTCGCCTTCTCTCTGCTGCGTCAAAACTCGTAGCAGGTATCCGTAGCGCCCGCTGCGTAATGGTAACTACGTAACCCCTTCTATAGAAGGGGGGTTACGTTACGTTACCTATTTCCGCGCCCTGCCCACGTAACAAATTACCTGAAAATTACGTTTCGTTACCATAGTTACCATCACTTTCTTGACGCGATGCGCAACGCATTTGCGTGCTCACTTTCGACCATCCGCCAGCCGTGTTCGTGCGCCTCGATGGCCCCGCCTTCGAGGAGCTGCTGCACGAATTTGCCCCCGGTCGGCTTGATGGTTTGCCGCGCGCTGGTCTCCTTCATCCCGCCTTCGACGAGGTAGGCGACGGCAGCGGAGCGCGAGAGGTACGGCAGGCCGTCGCGGAACTCGGCCCCAGCGTGCCACCAGGCGGCCTCGTACGTGCGCCGCGCCTTGTCGACGGGGCCTTCACGCTTCGGCTTCTGCGGAGCCGTTGGTGCGTCGTTTACGCGCACGAACACGGCTCCAGAGATCTCCTCGCCGTCTTCGTCGACCCACCCGAGCGCGACGGGCTCGAGGCGACCGAACATCGGCGCAGGCGCCTCGGCGTCCTTCATCTTCACGCAGCTGAGTTCGATGGTGCCGTCGTCGGCCTTCGACACCATGATCGAAGCGTCAAGGCTGGCTTTGAACGCAGAGCTGCCACGCGCTCGCCCCTTGGCCCCGTCGCCGTGGCCGACGTGATGGTTGAGCACGACCGCCGAGCGAAGCGCACTCGCGACAACGTTGGCCGCGTTGAAGAAGTTTCGAACGTCGCGCGCTGCGTTCTCGTCGCCGGACATGTGGTTGTTGACGGTGTCGATGACGACGACGACCGAATCAGCGTCGGTCAGCTCGCGCACGGCTGCGATGATCTGCGCCGCAGCCGAGGCCGAGTCGAGGTCGATGCCTTTGTTCGAGATGAGCAGGTTGTCGAGCTGCTCGACGCCGTGATGCTTGCACCATGCAGCGACGCGCTGCCTGATGCCGTAGTTGCCCTCGCCCGCCATGTAGACGACGACACCCGGCTTCGTCCGGTTGCTCATCCAGTCGAGCCCCGCCGCGATGCTGCACGCGATGTCGAGCGTGACGAAGGTTTTCCCCGCGCCGGATTCGCCGAAGACCATCGTCGTCCCGCTCGCGGGAATCCACTTCTTGACCGCCCACTCCAGCGGCGCAGGCTGCGAAAGAAAGCTCGTCGCGCGGCTGAAGAAATACTCGCTCGGCGCTTTCGCCTCGACGAGCGCGAGGATGTCGCGGGCGATGTCGTCGCCTAGCGCGGCGTTCGCCGCCACGTCGTGCTCGACCTCGTAGCGCGACGCCGAGTGCACGAGCTGCCGCAGCTCCGAGGCCGGAAGCGGTACGTCGCAGCGCGTTTCGTTCGTCACGCTAAGCGCGGCGAGAATCTCCGGCTCACCCATGCCGTAGCGGCGCATCACGCCTGCGAGGGAGTGCAGGCCGTTGTTCCTGTTGCCCGTGATGAGCGAGCCGTCGCCGGTGAGCGCGACCGGCTGTCGCCGCTTCGCCTCGATGCCTTCGAGCCACCGCTGCGGGATGCCCATCGGGGCTACGCCCTCGAACGGGTCCGAGCTGAGTTCCCATCGGTACTCTCGCCCTTCGATGCGCGAAGGGAACGCGACGAAGTAACGGCCATCGGAGAGAAGGTCGATGCCGTCGCGCAGCTTGCACGACTTGACGCCCTCGACGTACGCGGCGAGGTAGTGCTGACCACCGCCTGCCGTGAGCTGCACCGCGCCGTCAGGCTGCGCGCCTCGCTCGTCGGTCCACGCGCTCCACGAGTCGTCGCCACCGTTGCGCGGGTCGATGTCGAACACCACGAGCCCCGAGACCGCGCCGCAGGCGATGCCCACGTTCCGGTCGTCGTGGCCCTCGAACCATCGACGAATGGTCGCCTCGTCCGTCGTCGCGTCGTTGACGCCGTGTTGCGTCGCGGGCAGCTTGCCGTTCGGCACGATGGGCAGGACGGGCCAGCCCCACGAGGCATAGGCGAGCGCGGCATCGAGCGGGCTCACTTGGCCACCGCCTTCGCCAGCCCCCAGAACGCCCGCGCCTGGTGCTGCTCGGCGTAGAGGCGCACCTCTGCCGCTCGGATGGCGTGCGCGCGATCCTCGACACGCACGATGCGCTCGAACAGCCAGTCTCCGATGATGGCGCGCGCCTGCTTTTCGTCTGCGTTCATGGTCGCGCCTCCAGATAGGCGCTCAGCGCCACCAGCGTCGCGTGCTTCGGGTTCGCGTTCGCTCCGCTCCTGATGCGCGCGATCGAGTTGACGTGCAGCCCCGTCGCCTCGGCCACGATGTCGAGCCGCCGATCAGCGAGCCGTTCCTTGATTTCTTCGAGCGTCAACATGGTTCGAGCCTCCTGCGGCGCATCCTACCACTGTTCGTAGTCTACAGCGCAAGAAATAAAAAACGCACGTCGATGTCGATTGTCTTCGACAACGGGAACGCACTCGCGTAGAAACAACACATCGCCCAAACGGAATCACCCGACCGAGGCGATGAGGAACGAAACGATGATTCTCTTCCACGGCACGAACAACGCCACCCTCGTTATGCACGCCGGCCTTTGCCTCACCGACGATCGCCGCATCGCGGCCGAGTATGGCGCGAACGTCCACGAAATCGAGGTGTCCGGCGAGGCGCTGCGCGTCGAGGTGTCCCGCGAGGACCGCGACAACATGGTCTACCCCGGCGACCGGCAGTCCGAACTCGCCGCTTGGGCTGCGGCCGGCTACGCGATGATCCGCTACGAGGACGAGACCGCGAGCGGGCGCCAGCACACGACGTGGCGCCTCTGCGCGTGAGGCGCACCGCCACTCAGCGCAGCCCATGAGGGAAATGCGGGGCTCGATGCCCCGCCTGCGCACCCCGACAAACCCGAATCACCGGACCAGTCGGAGCAAGGATCGAACATGAAGGCAAAGTTGCACAAAGACGGGAGCGTCACCCACTGGTCGACCTACTCCCAAATGTGGAGGCGTGCGCACGGCATCTCGAACGCCGACCTCGCCGCGATGCAGCCCGAGGAGCGCACGCGCGTCATGCGGCACCTCCAGAAGCACGCGAACCGCTTCGCCGAGGAGAGCTGAGATGGCCATCAGCATCAAACGCACCCGCGAAGCGCACGCCAACGGCGTGAAGCTCCTCGTCTTCGGCGCTGCCGGCGCAGGCAAGACGAGCCTGATCCGCACGCTTCCAAACCCCATCATCATCAGTGCGGAGGCGGGCCTCCTGAGCCTCGTCGGCGAGGACCTGCCGTACGTCGAGGTGTCGAGCATGGCGACGCTGCGCGAGGCGTACGAGTGGCTCGCAGGCTCCGACGAGGCCCGCGGCTTCGAGTCGGTCGCCGTCGACTCCATCAGCGAGATCGCCGAGGTCGTCCTCAACTACGAAAAGAAGATCGCCAAAGACCCCAGGCAGGCGTACGGCGCGATGCAGGAGCAGATGACGGACCTCATCCGCGCCTTCCGCGACCTGCCCGGCCGCCATGTTTACATGTCCGCGAAGCTGGAGAAGTCGACGGACGAGATGGGCAAGGTGTTCTACGCGCCGTCGATGCCCGGCAACAAGACCGGGCAACAGCTGCCCTACTTCTTCGACGAGGTGCTCGCACTCCGAGTCGAGAAGGACGCCGACGGCGTTCCGCAGCGCGCGCTCATGGCGCACCCGGACGGCCTCTGGACGGCGAAGGACCGCAGCGGTCGCCTCGACGCCTGGGAAGCGCCGGACCTCGGCGCGGTCATCCGCAAGATTGCGGGGACGCCATGAGTCGCGAACTCGACGACCTCGCGCATCAATGGTGCATCGCCAAGGCCGAAGAGGCGAACGCGGTGGCGCATCGCCGCACCATCGAAGACCGCCTCGTTGAGCTCCTCGCCCTCGACGAGGGCAAAGAGGGCACGACCAACGCGAAGACCGAGCAGGGCTACGCCATCAAGGTCGTCGGTCGCATGAACCGCAAGGTCGACGCCGACAAGCTGCAAGAACTCGCAGCCGAGCACGGCCTCTCCGAGCACCTCGGAAGCCTCTTTCGCTGGTCGGCGGACATCAACGCCGCAGCCTGGAAAGCCGCCGCACCAACGATCACCGCGCCGCTCCTCGGCGCCATCACCACGACGCCGGGTCGCCCGTCGTTTTCCATCACCGCTCCCAGCAAGAAAGACTGAACAATGGCATCATTCGACTTCAACCCGTCCGACGTTCCCGCCACCGAGAAGTCCTTCGAGGTGCTCGCCCCCGGCTGGTACACCGCCAGCGTCACCGGCGCCGAGGTGAAGGCCACGAAGAGCGGAACGGGTCAGTACCTCCGCGTGGAGTACACGATCTCGGGGCCGAGCGGCGCAGGCCGCAAGGTCTGGTCGAACTACAACGTCAGGAATGAGAACCCGAAGGCCGAGAGCATCGGGCGCGAGCAGCTCGCGGAACTCTGCCGCTGCGTCGGCCTCGCCCGCGTCAACGATACCGACCAGCTCCTCGGAGCGAACGTCAGCGTCAAGCTCAAGGTGCGCGACGCCGCCAACGGTTACGAGGCGTCCAACGAGGTGCAGGCCCACAAGGCCCTCGAAGGCTCCGCGCCGCCCGCCCCTGCTGCTGCGAAGGCTGCTGCACCGGCGAAGGCCGGGCCGAAGCCGCCCTGGGCGAAGTGACGCGCACGTAGTGCGAAGAAGTGAGGGCCGCCGCCGGAAGGCGTTCGACGGCGGTCCTCGCTGTTTCCGATAGCACCAGCCAGAGCAAGAAGGCCATGAAGATTCCCGAACCACAGAACACCATCACCGCGCTCATCGACGCAGCGCACGAGGCGAAGCGCGCATCGCACAAGGAGGCGTTCCGCCCGCACATGGGCGCGTCGACGCTCGGCGAGAAGTGCGAGCGTAAGCTCTGGCTCAGCTTCAGGTGGGCCGTGCGCGAGCAGTTCCCAGGGCGGATTCTTCGCGTCTTCCGTCGCGGGCACCGCGAGGAGGAGACGGTCGTCGAAGACCTGCGCGCCATCGGCATGAAGGTGCGCGCCACCGGCGCAGACCAGACGCGCGTCGAGTTCGGCTCGCACGTCTCGGGGTCGATCGACGGCATCATCACCGCAGGCGTGCCCGAGGCCCCAAAGGCTGCGCACGTTCTCGAAATCAAGACGCACTCGAAGAAGTCGTGGGAAGACGTCGAAAAGCAGGGCGTCGAGAAGTCGCAGCCGAAGCACTACACCCAGATGCAAGTGTACATGCGCGGAACCGGCGTCGACCGGGCGCTCTACGTTGCAGTCTGCAAGGACGATGACCGCCTGTACACCGAGCGCGTGCGCTACGACCGCGAGTACGCGGAGCGCGCCATCGAACGCGGTCAGCGCATCGCGCTCTCCGACGAGATGCCGCCGCCCATCAGCACGGACCCGACTTGGTACGAGTGCAAGTGGTGCAGCGCGCACGACCTCTGCCATGG